CGGCGGAGGTAGATTCTGATGCCCACAACGAATGCGAATTTTTTGATGATGATGATGTTTGCGAACTTTGTGCCCTACGTTTTTTGGAACGCAAGGACGGCAAACACGTGATATTCAAGCTGGTCGACTGGCCGGGGGAGAAGGCATGATAACTAAGGAGACGGCCAAAGGGATCATTGATGCCATAAGCGCCTATGAAGCGTGCGAAAATGCCGCCGCTGCATTGCGGGAAACAAAAGTTTCACCCGAACTCATAGTTTACAGCAGGAATGAGGATGGCGAGTGCGCCAGGCATGTCGTAAATATCGAAGCGGGCATAGCCATCAATGCCTTGCTTAAACAGTTGGCGGCCTTAGGCGAAAACCGCAATGGCATGAACGAGCGGGCGCGGGCGGAGGCAATCAGTGTGTAGATACGGGCGCACATGCGCCGCAAGCCGCGAAAGGACAAAAAGGCTCTTTGACGCGTTCAGCAGGTGCTGGAATGAAATAGGCGCCATTGAATACCGTGACGCAAAGAACATATACAACAGGGTTGAAATAAGGCTTTGGCAAAGAAAGGGAAAGTACACCTTTGGAATAAGCATACGGACGGGAGCCCCCGATCACTGGGGATGCGGGCTCGCGCCGAGGGGCGGGCCTGAAGCCTACGGCACCAGGCGCGAAGCCCTGACAGCCGCCGTGGAGCGCGCAAAAAGCATTGTCCCGCGGGCGGACAGCCACAGGGGCGCCATATTCGCCATGCTCCCCGCTGCCGATCCTCAGCTTTCGCTTTTCGAAGAGGAGCATATATGCGCGCAAGGATATGCCGGGCGGCGGGCAATTGCGGCAAGAAGCCGAGGGCGGGAAAGCAAAAAATGATTGACGAATACGGAGAAGGGTATTTCCTGCTCTCCTGCGACGTGTGCGGCGTTACCGAGGCGGGCCCCTTTGAAAACTTCATGGAGGCGGTCGAGCACATAAAAGACAACCCCGACGAGTGGAAAAACCTAAAAATTCCGGCGCACAGCCCCAAAACCGCAGCCAAGTACGAATGGGGCAACGTATGCGCCGGCTGCTTCCCCAAAACCGTGCAGGGCAAGTGGAAAGAGATACGCACCTCCAAGCCAAAGCCCGTCAAAAAAGCCAGCCCCGATCTGGAAAGCATAGCGGGCAGCATAGGCGACTCCATACGAGGCAAAAAGCCGCGGGGGGAAACAGCGGCCCTGCAATAAAAAGCCCCCCTTCCAAAGCCCTTAAAGGCACTATTCCCAAGCAAAAGCCCCGCAGGCAAGCGCAAAGCCCTTCCAGCCCCCTTCCACGAGCGCTTCCAAGGCTAAAACAGCAATGCCATGAGGCGCCAACGCCGCAGGAAAACGCCCCCTTCCGACTGTATATTGTAAACGCGTTTTCCTGCGCCGGCTTTTCGCCCGTTTCCCCTTGCTTACCGCGGCGCCCGAAAATACAATCCAAAACATCAGTATGAAACGCATTGCAGACGGTGCCAGCGAAAAGCCCAAAATAGCCATGCCGCGCAGCCGGCCCGCGTTCCTCGCGCCCAGGAAGCGCCCCCCAAACCCGCTGAACAAGTGGATCAAGGAGTCAAAAAACAGCGGGCAGATAACGCGCAAGGACGTGGCATATATTTATCGCAACGTCATCTTCGCGAAATCCTTCGGCGAGCTAAAGCTGATACTCGAAGACGTGAGCGACGAGGGCAACGCACGGCGCGACGCGATGCCCGCCATGGTAGTGGCGATAATCGCGGGCGTTCTGGGCGACGTTGCAAGGGGCAATCTCGGCAACCTGTCAAAAATGCTTAATTTTATTTTCCCCAGCATCGAATACGACATTGCCGAGGCAATCGACGTGGGCGGCTACGAAAAAGTGAAAGAGCTGGAAGAGGCAATCAGGCGCTTGGAAGGGGATGAAAGCATAGCCATAGTGGACAAGCTGCTGCTGGCCGACGGGGGATTGCCGAGTGATGCAAACCCTGCCCGTTAACGGCAAATCCCCGGATCCGTTTAATGCCGCAAACGTGGAATCCAACAGGCGAAGGCATGACGTGCTGAAAGCTTACGTCATTGCGCGGGCGAGGGAAAAGCACCTAAACTTCGTCGATTACATGTGGCAAAACCCCAGCGAGCCGCTTATCATCGGGCGGCATACCAGGGCGATATGCTCGCAAATTGACGACGCCGTTGACAGATACAAAAAAGGCAGAAGCGTATTCAAGATCATAACCGTGCCATTCAGGCATGGAAAGGCATTTCATGTGGATACGCCGGTCTTGACGGTTACGGGCTGGAAGGCTCACGGGGAGCTGAAGGCCGGGGACTGGGTATTCGACGCATACGGCGAAGTGAAGGAAGTCATAGCCGCAACGCCAATATACCTGCATGCGAGGTACGCGGTTTCCTTTGAGCATGGGGAAACCCTTTTCACCACGCCGGAACACGAATGGCCCGTTACCGTGGTAAAGAGGTACGGCGACTGCGGCTGCGGCCCTGCCGGAATACTTGAAACCAAGCGGCTGCGCTTCAACGCAAGGGGCAGAAACCGCCGGCACGAATTGATAATCGAGCGCTCCGCCGATTGCGACGCGCTTGCGCTGCATAACGGCGGCATTTGCTGCAAAGGCCCGGCAAAAATAACCGAAGTCAAGCCGATCGCGGGAACCCACCGCGTCAACTGCATACAGGTTGACGGCGGGTATTATCTCGTTGGCAGGGGAATGATCCCCACGCACAACAGCGAAATCATTAGCAGGAAGCTTCCTGCCCATTTCCTGGGCTTGTTTCCCGACGCGAAAATCCTAATGACGGGCTACACGTCAAGCCTTGCGGTTGGCTACAGCAAGGAGTCCAGAAACCTTCTGCTGAGCGAAAAATACATGGAGCTTTTTCCCGAAACGCGGTTGAACCCTTTCGACAGCGCCGCCGCGCACTGGAAAATCGACCGCCGCCAAGGGGAGGTGTTCGCCTGCGGCCTGGGCGGCTCGATGACGGGGAGGGGCTACACGCTTGGGATTGTGGACGACTACTGCAGGAACAGGCAGGATGCGGAAAGCCCCACCGTGCGCGAAAGGATGTGGAATAGCTTTGCCAACGACTTCCTGACCAGGCGGGCCCCCAAATCAATCACCATAGTAACCGCCACCCCTTGGCATGTCGACGACATTATCGGCAGGGTAAAATCCCGCATGAAGGAAGACCGGTACTTCCCGAGGTTCGAATTTTTGGCCATGCCCGCATTCGACGACGAGTACCCAGAGGGCATTTTGTTTCCCGAGCGCTTTACGCGCCAGTGGTACGACGAGCAGCGGGCGACGCTGGGCGAATACGGCACGGCAAGCCTTTTGCAGTGCGATCCGGTTGCCAAGGGCGGCAACATCCTGAAAGTCGAAAATGTGAAGAGGGCGTCGCTGAAAGACTATCCGAGCATTCCGTACATGTGGGTATGGGACTTGGCGCATACCGCCGCCGAGCGCTCGAAAGGCGATCCGGACTATACCAGCGGAACGCTGCTGGGCTTCAGGCGCAAGCCCGGCGCGCCGAGGCAGTGGGAATTGTGGATCAAGGACGTGAAGCGGTTTCGAGCCGACGCGCCGAAAAGGGACGCGCAGATAGTGGCGGCGACGGAAGCCGACGGCAACTACGTCAAGGTTGGTATTGAAAACACCATCGACAGCCGCGACGCGTTCAACCACCTGTCCTACCTGCTTTTTGGGCGCAGGGTGGTTGTCGGCATAAAGGGCAAAGGCGACAAGGTCGTAAGGGCTTCGGCTTTGGAGCCGATTTTCGAGGCTGGGGAGGTGTATGTTCCCGATGGGGCGACGTGGCTGAACGCATGGCTCGACGAATTGACCAGCTTTCCCAACGGCAGGCACGACGACATGGTTGACAACTTGTCCGCGGGATTCGTTCATTACAACAAAACCAGCGGGGCCACAAGCGTTCCGCTGTACGGAGTGTGAGGCATGGGGGCAGAAAAACCTGAAGCAGTACCGCAGGGCGGCGCTGGATCAAATAATCCTCGCGGTCATGGGGCGCCCCTTTGGCGCCAGGCGCAAGTTTTGCTGGCCCATACTGTTTCCGAAGCGGAAAAAGGCAAAAAAGCCGCAGCCCCGGTGGCGCATGCGGCAGCTAGGGGGAATGCATGAATTTTAGCATTGCGCTTGGTCCTGAAAACGGCTTCGCGTTTCCGTCTATTGCGGACGCGAGAAAACACGCTCAGTCGCTTGGCTTGCCTCCTGGCACCTTTCGCATTTTGCCGAACAAAGATGCCCTCGATTTGCCTGCTTGCTACGGCGTTTTCGCCGATAGGCAATGGCGCGGCGGGGTATGGGAGACCATTGAGGAAGCCATCGGGCATGCGGAAAGCCTCGAATTAAAATCATATGCAATTTACAAAGAAGGCGCCATCAAAATTTGCGATTGCATATACCAAAAGGAAAATGGGGAGGTAGTATACGATGCCCGTAAAGAATAAGCACGCGCTTTACGCGAAGTATTTTCCCGCATGGCAGGAAGTGCGGGATTGCGTGGAAGGCCATATGGCCATCAAGAAACGGCAGAAAACGTACTTGCCGATGCTTTCCGGGCAAACGGAAACCGACTATCTGCGCTATGCGTCAAGGGCAAAGTTTTTTGGCGCCACCGGGCGGACGCTTGACGGCCTTCACGGAAACATTTTCCGCAAGGCGCCCGAGCAATCGGCTGAAGTTTCGGAAACCTTCGCCAAGTCGCTTGAAGACGTCGATCTTGCGGGAACCGGCATTGAGCAGTTTGTTTCAGACGTCATCAGCGACTCGCTGCAAACCAACTGGGGCGGCATACTGGTTGACTATGCAAGGGGAGAGGATGCGCCGTCAAGGCGCGACGCCGAGGAGCTGGGCCTGAAAGCGTACATGCGCTACTATCCCGCGGAAAGCGTCATAAATTGGAAGTACCGCACGATACGGGGAAAAACGCAGCTAGCGCTAGTGGTGTTGGTTAAAACATATACCGTGCCCGCCGAGCATGACCGCTTCGTTATGAAAGATTACAAAAAGTACCGCGTTCTTTACATTCACCGCGAGACAATGCGCTACACCCAAGACGTTTACGACGAAAAAAGCGGCATGGACAAGCCTATCGAAAGCGAGGTGAACATCACTATGAATGGGAAAGGGCTAACTGAAATACCGTTTTTCCCGACACCGGGGGCCGTTCCTGAAAAGCCCATGCTGTATGACTTGGCACAGCTGAACATTCAGCACTACCAAGACACCGCTGACTATCAAAACGGCAAGCACTATACTTCGATACCAACGCCTATAGCAATTGGCCTGAAGCCCGAATATGACGAGCAAAACAAACCCAAGCCCATGCACATAGGCGGCACGCGGTTCCAGTTTTTCCCCAATGAGGAACACGTCAGCGGGGCCGATGTGCGCTTTCTGGAATTTAGCGGGAACGGCATGAAGGCGCTCGCCGACGGCATTCAGCATCTCGAAGGGCAAATGGCCATTCTGGGCGCACACATAATCGCCGCCGAAAAGCGGGGCGTTGAAACGGCCGAAGCCCTCCGCATTCACCGCATAGGGGAAAACGGCGTTCTTGCGGCGTACACGCGCAACGTGTCGGGTCAAGTCACCAAGGCGATGCGGGTAAAGGGGCTTTGGGACGGCGAAAGCCCTGCGCTCCTTGACAAATGGAATATCAACTTCAACACCGACTATGACTTGAGCGAAGAAAACGCCAACGCGCTTTCCAGCCTTTTGAACGGCAGGGCAAGCGGCGAGATACCGCGCATGTCGCTGTACATGGGCCTGAAGGCGCTCAACCTCATTCCCGAGCAATGGGACTTCGACACATTCGTCACGGAAGTGCAAAACGACAAACGGGAAGTCCTGCCATGCATCGGCGGCGGTCTTGGCGATGAGCCCGACGATGGCGCGGATGGCGCCGAATAATGCCGCGGCTGACCTCCCGCCAGTTCCATGACGAGGCTGTTTACAGGCAAATGCAGGTCCAGCGGTATGCCAATGGGCAAATTAGGCATGTCAGAGGATTAATCGGGGAGCTGACGGCAAAGCTGTCTCGGCGCGCCATGCATCACGGCTCGATTGAAACGAAAGGGCAGTACGCAGACATGCGCACATACGTTAGGCAGCAATGCCTGCTGTATCGCAGGAAACTCAACGAGCATCTTGACAGGGAATTGAAGGGCTTCGTGCGCGAGCAGGCAAAATGGACGTATGAGTATTCGCCGAAAAAGCTGCGCAAGGCGGACAACGGCAGGATGCTCCGCAACGTCAGCTTTAACGCATTCAGCGACACGGACACGATCCGCACTTGGCTTGCGCAGATTTTCAACAGGATTTTCCAGCTTTGGAACAGCCAGCTCACGATAGCGCATAGGCTCCAAACGCCTATGGCGGAAATGATAAAGGCAATCACGGGGGAATATCCGAAATGAAAAAGACCAACCCATTGCCTAAAACATTGAACGTCATGGGCATAACCTACAAGATGGTGTATCACGACAATATCGCCGAGATGGGGGTGGACGAGCCTTTCGGCTGGATGAGCACCAAAAAAGGGGAGATGCACATATGGACGGGCAACGGCGCTAATTTTGCATGGACGACCATCCTTCATGAAACCCTTCACGCCATAGGAGACCTGGGAAGGCTTGCGATTCTCGAATATGACGAAGGCAGGAACCGGAACCATGCGGATATTGACGCTCTTGCCACCATGCTTGCTGATTTTTTGTTGCGAAACGATCTGCTGAAACAATAAGAGGGGTGGCGTATGGGCGGATTGATGAACGGCATAGAAAACGCAATCAGCCGTGACGTTACGGATATCGTCAACCACGCAAACAGCATCGTAACCAGCGACATACGCAAGCTAAATCGCGGGTTTTACGAGGGCTACCAGTGGGTGGCCGCCCTCGACAGCGTTACCTGCATGATTTGCGCCAACCTTGACAATAAGATTTTTGGCTTGCTTCCGGGCATGCAGGGAGACGGCATCCAGTCCGTTGCGCCCGAACAGCCCATCCATCGAAACTGCAGATGCATAATGGTGCCTGTGCTAATCGGCGACAGCGCCAGCGCGCATGCCAATCCGAATTACGAAGATTGGTTTGATAGGCAGTCTCCCGCGACCCAGCTAGACATTCTGGGGCCCAGCCGTTTCAAGCTGTACCAGAACGGCATGAAGGTTACTGCGTTTGCCAACGATGGGCGCATTTCCACGCTTGATGACCTGGGCGCTCAGCGCGCCACTCGCAAAGCGGACATTGACAGAAAGGTTGCCGAACGCAGCGCGCAGCAGCGGCAGGCGGACGAGCTGAAGCAAGCCAACGACGCGGAAAGGATTTACACCTCCGCCATGACGAATCGGCAGATGGTTGATTCGTTCAAGGCGCGCTGGCCAGGCGTGGAGCTTGAGCGCATGGAAGGGGTTTCCAACTCGGCCCTGCGGAATATCCTGCGGCAGTATGATTCGCTTCTGCAACGCTATCCGATAAACGGGACCGCCTTGCGAAAAATAGCCGTCAACGACCGCCAGCGCATCCCGGCATGGTATCAGCCAAGCACCAGGACGATATCGTTCAGCGGGAAAACCCTTCAGCGCGATCTGGACAAATTGACCAATCACCAGCATTCTATAGGCTGGTTTTCGTCGCCGAACGGCAATCACATACCCACGCACGAATTCGCCCATGCAGTGGATCGGCGCGTGTTCCAGACGACGGGGCGGCTTGGCAGGGAGCAACTGCTTGACGCTATGCGCCAAAACATGCCGGGGCAAAGCATGAAAAGCGTTGCAAGCAGGATATCCGGCTATGCCGCCACGAAAGCGGACGGCGGCGAGTTTTTTGCCGAGGCTTTTACAGCGTGGCGCAACGAAAGCATCAAAAACCCTAGCGGGGAAATGGATTGGCTGCTGGAATTCTTTTCCGGCATTTTGAGATAGGGGGGAAGCAGCGAATGATCGATTTTGAAATGGTAGAGCCGTTCTACAAATGGCTGGACAACGGCCAGCCTGGCGCGGACGAAATAGATATGCATGAGTTGGGCCTAGTAGCCGATGCGCCGATGGAAGCCCTCAAAGCATACAAAGAATTTCAAAAAATTATGCGCGAGGCTGAAGGCGACGGCGTTGAAGCATGAAAAAATGCTTTCCTGACTGTATATTGTAGGAAGCGTTTTCTGCATTCCTCAAATTGCAAAAAAAACATTGCAAAGCGCTTTATGCTGCGCTATCACTGTTAATGACGTTGGTCTGCATGGGCTTTCCCAAGGAATAGGCAAAGCCGATAAGCCCTTGCGGATTTTCGTCTTGCGCGCAGCGCAAAGCGCAGGGCTAAGCCCCATGCGGCGCAAATACCCAACTGGAGAAGGAAAATGGACCTAAAGAAACTGATTGCAAACCTCAAAGCCGAGGGATTGTCCGAAGAGGACGCCGTAAAACTCATTCAGGGCGAATTCGACGCCGAGAACCGCGGGCTTATCCAAAAGCGCGACGAGCTTCTTGCGCAGGAAATCAAGCTGAAAGAAAAAAACGCGGTGCTCGAAGCGGCGGCGACCGAAAGCGCGAAGAACATCGCGATTTTGAACGACCAGATCAAGAAAAACAATCCCGAAGAATACAAAAAGCTGTACGAGGACCAGCTAAAGCAGCTTGGCGACAAGCATGCCGCGGCGCTTGCGGTCATCGAGGCGGATAGGGATAGGTTCCGCGACAGCCATTTTGCGAGAATCAAGGAAGACGCCATTCAAAGCGCCACTAAAGACCTGGTTTTCATTGATGGCCTTCGCGACGGCTTTATTTCCGTCGTCATGCAGCGCAATCAGTTCGCGCCAAGTTCCGCCGAAATCGACGGCAAATTCATTTTTACCAACCAGGACGGGAAAAGCCTTGAAAGCGTTCTGCATGAGTTTTCGCTGACGAACGAGGGCAAGGCGTATATAAAAAACACAAACGCCGGGGCAGGAAGCGGCGGCGTTTCCGGCGCGGGCGCGTGCGGCGGCGGGCAGGTTTCGGGAAATCCCTTCGTGAAAGGCAAGGGGTTCAACCTTACCGAGCAGGGGCGGCTGTACAAAGAAGACCGCTCGAAATACGACGCCTTGAAAGCCGAGGCGGCCGAGGCGGAAAAGGCCACGGCTTAGAAAACACCAAAAACACTGAGGAGCATTGGCATGACGATTTTGACCGATATTATCGAGCCCGAGGTTTTCAATGAGTATGTCATTGAAAGGACGGCAGAGCTTTCGAAGTTCCGCGCGAGCGGGATAATCGCCCCCGTTTCGGACATCACTGTTCCTGACGGCGGGACGCTGGTAAACATGCCGTTTTGGGGAGACCTTGACGGCGACGACGAGGTGCTTTCCGATTCCGCCCCCTTGGGCGTCGGCAAGATTCAGGCAAAGCAGGATGCCGCCATCGTTCTGGCGAGGGGCAAGGCGTGGGGCGCCAACGACCTTTCAAGCGCGTTCAGCGGCGACGACGTCATGGCGGCGATAGGCTCGCTGGTAGCGGAATACTGGGCGCGCAGGGAGCAGGCGTGGCGAGAGCCCATAACATTTTTTGTGTAAAACGCAAAATTCATAACGGGACTCTGTCCCCGTAAATGACGGCAAACTGGTGCATCGCCGAGCCCCAGTTCCTTATCGGCATTGTCCACTTTTTCGAGATCCTGCGCAAGATCATGAATATCAGCTTCATGGCCGCCGCGTCGTTGGGGAAGGACAGCCGCGTCTTCAGGTTCCGCTGAAGCGTGAAGTTCAGC